TAAGAAGTTAAAGCATGCTTATCGTTTAGAATTTATCATCCACCAGGGGGCCGGGTAGGGTAGTGTATATCCCCCCCTCAAGCTGACCATCAGAAAAAGGATGCCTTGGTTTTCAGTTGAGTGGGCGTGAGCAAGGTGTGGAATGAGTGATCCTAAAATTTCAGGCGCAGCGGACAAAAAGGGGGATTTATGAGGCTTGGGACAGCATTAATATTTCTGATACTGTGTGGGTGTGCTTCGCGGCAATCGGTGACAGGTATGGACGTGTGCAAGGGTGTATGGGAAAACGTGGAATCAGCGGATTTGAGGGTGTACTTGGCGGAGTGGGAATCGGAGGGGTTGAGGGGGGAGTTAAGGGCCTTGCGAGAGAAGGTGGCGTCGTTTTTGAGGCATCCGCATACGTGTAGGCATAAGGATTTGTTGAAGTGAAAAAGCTGGTTAAAACGATTTGCGGCCATTCTTACGACATGTTGGTTTATGATGAGTATCAGAATGGGAAATTCGTGAATCAGTGGTATAAGAGGGTGGACCATAAAATGAGCAGCCGTAAGCGTCCGAGGAACAAGCCGCGAGCATGAAGGTTAAAAAATGTAATTTATGCGGTCAGGAAACACAAAGGCTTGAACTTCCGTCGCTGTATTTTAATTTTTTAGAAGGTTGTCCAATGGTTTGTGAGAAATGTATTGCCGAAAAATTGGGGATAAAAGCGGAGTGGATTCAAGCGATTAAAGACGATTTAAAGTAACCCATATTCGTGGCGGGGGTAAGCTCCCCTTGGAAGCCTAAAACTTCACACGCAAGAACAACGGATTTTAGGGTCCGATTGAGAGGCGAAGAGCCTTTTGGTCGGACCCTTTTTCGTTGTGAGCGAATAGGAGGAACCGAATGAAGCGAGTTTTGACGTTTTTGGCGGTGATGGGATTGACGGCGGCGGTGCAGGCGGCTCCCCCGGTGTTTGACGCGCCGTTTTATCCGTGTACGGACGCGTTTTCAGTGACACTGACGACGCATTCATGGACGGCGGTGCCGAGTTCCAACTGTTCGGGGCGGGTATTGATTTCCCTGGTCAACAGTTCCTCGAATACCGGGGATTTCGTGGGGATCACGTCGAATTCGACGGACACGCCAACGACTTCAACGTCCACATGGTCGATCCAGTTCTCCAATGGGTCGAGCGACCGGGGGTATCCGTTGGATTCGGGGACGTATCTTTGGCTGAAAACCACGCACACGAGCGCGGAAAGCGTGACCGGACAGGAGTTCAACACGCGATGAGCCGGATGACGCCCGATCAGGTCAAGGAATTTTCGCACGAGAGCCTGTTTTTTCTCTCGACGATGCTCCTTGGCTACAAGGATTGGGACGTTGTTCATGACGATTTAGAGCGGTTTCTGATGAGGCCGTCGGCCCGGAAAGCGATCCTTCTTCCTCGGGGCCACATGAAGTCGACGATCGTCACGGTGGCTTACGTGGTGTTCCGAATTCTGCGGAATCCGAACATTCGTGTTTTGGTGGCGAACCAGGTGTGGGACATGTCGCGGAAGTTCCTGAGAGAGATCAAGGGCCAGCTGGAAATGAGTCCGTTGAGGGCGCTTTACGGGGAATTCGTGTCTCCGAAATGGAACGAGGATGAGATTGTGGTTCGGCAAAGGAGTAAGTCTTTGAAGGAACCGACGGTCTTGACCACGGGGTCGGAGGCGGAAATCACGGGTGGTCACTTTGACTTGATCGTTCTGGACGATTTAACGGGTTTGCAGAACAGCCAAACCCCGGAACAGCGGGAAAAGACGAAACGGTTTCGGCGCAGCATGTTCAACCTCTTGGAGCCGGGGTCGGAATTGATCGAGATCGGGACGCGGTGGCATTTGGACGACACCTTTTCCGTGGTTTTGAGCGCGGAACGGGAATTTTACGACGTGATGGTGCGCCAGGTGGTGGAGAACGGAAAGATTATTTTTCCGAAGAAATTCAATCTCAGGTTCGATCCTAGTCGTAAATCGTGGTCTTATGTTGAATCGCCGTCAATGGATTATATCGATTATTTAAAAAAGTCGATGCCGTTGTCGGAGTTCAATGCCCAGTACATGAATAACCCGATTGACTCGGAAAATGCCATTTTTCGGGCTTCTTATTTCCGATATTTTGACCGGAGGCCAGACGGCCTTTATGTATCGATGAAGGTGGACCCTGCTATTTCGCAAAAGCAAGAGGCCGATTATACCGCGATTACCGTGACGGGCATGGACAAGAACCGCGACATTTACCTTTTGGACTATGCCCAGGGGCATTGGAGCCCGTCCGAAATCATCAACCAAATCTTTTTGAAACACGGCCAATGGAAACCGCAAGACACGGGTCTTGAATCTGTCGGATTTCAGCGGACGTTGAAATGGGCCTTGGAAGAGGAAATGCGGCGGCGGGGCCGCCATTTCGGGGTGACGGAGGTTAAGACGGGGACGATGGTGTCTAAAGAGTCGAGGATCAAGGCCTTGGAGCCCTATTACCGCGAAGGCAAGATTTATCATTCGCATTGGATGAAAGGGAAAGAGTTGGAAACACAGCTTCTAACGTTTCCGAAATCGGTTCACGACGATTTGTGTTTTGTAGCCGGAACGCGGATTGCAACACCATTCGGAGATAGGGATATTGAAAAAATCAAAAAAGGCGATTTTGTTTTAACTCCATTCGGAGTAAGACGAGTCTTATCCGCCGGATTAACAGGGGAGCGAGATGTTGTTTCCCATGATGGAATTGTCGGAACACCGAATCATCCTGTTTTTACATATAAAAATGGATTCATGAGTATTGACACATTGACAATGCACGACGAAAAGAGTAAAATCTCTCTAAAGGAGGTTTTGCTATGGAAATACCGAAAATTATTGTTTTCAATGGAAAATCCTATCGCCTTATGGGGACGGGGCGCTATTACCTCAGTCAGTCAACAACGAATCGCGGAAGGAAAAGTCCGAAAGGACTTCATGTTGCGATTTGGGAGTTTCATTCGAGAAAGAAAGTTCGTAAAGGCTATCACGTTCATCACAAAGACGGGAATACTTTTAATAACGACATTGGCAATTTGGAATGCTTACCGTCTAGGGAACACCATCGAATCCCTAAAAAAATCAATATCAAACGAATTAGGGAAAACCTTGAAAGGATTCGTCCGCTTACAAAGAAGTGGCATGCATCTGATGAAGGGAAAAAATGGCACTCCCTTAATTCTCGAAAACAGTGGGAAAATCCAACAGTTTATAAATTGGTTTGTGTTGAATGTGGAGAGTCTTTTGAGTCGTATCATTCCACAGCCAAGTTTTGCAAAAAGCCCTATTGCGGTGAGCGGTTCAGGATTAAGAGTGGATTGTATAAGGTTGAACGAAATTGCGTTGTTTGCTCCAAAATATTTATCGCGAATGGAAGAGATAAATCTAGAATTTCCTGCACTTGCTCAAGAAGTTGCCGCGCTGTCCTCGCCTACCAAAAAAGAACCAGTTTATAACCTAACAATCCAAAAGGATCACGTCTATTTTGCTAACGATTTTCTCGTTAGCAATTGTGATTCTTTGGCTATGCATCTCGACGTCCTCGTTCCCGGCCAGGAAGTTTCGAAACAGGTCGAGCAGCAGGGGACGTGGGGTTGGTGGGCGAACAACGCCCGTCGGCTCAACAGCCCCTATCGGAGTTTTTACGATCATGGCTAAAAAAACAGCGGAAGAAAAGACGAAAACGCTTTCCGCCGAAGATATGGCTAATCGGTGGTTTGACCGTATTTCTGTTTCCAGGAAAGTGAAAGAACGAAAGGCCGGTGAGTACCGGTGGGAAATTTTTATTAAGGAGTATAAGGGGAATTACGATCTGACTCTCGGCAGCCGCCGTGGACGTATCCCCGTCCCCCCGATCAACCTCGTTTTCGTGTTCGTCCAGTCCGACAAGGCCAATATGTCGTTCCGCGACCCCTATATCACGGTCGTTCCAAAAAAGTTGGGGACGGTGAAAGGCGCTGCGATTTTGGAGGCGGCGGTCAATTACGACTGGCGCGAAATGAAAGTGAAACAGGAAATAGAAGCTGAAATGATGGACGCCGACCTTGTGGGGCATGGCTGGCATAAAGATGGATACAACTACGACATTGAAGGGCCGGACGACACCGCCAAGATCAAAGACAAGGGCATGTTTTCTAAATATGTTTCATGGCGGGATATTTTCTTCGACACGAACGCGCGGCGTCCGCCAAAAGATTGCGCGTGGATTGCCGAGCGAATTGTGAGGCCGTTGGATGTGGCAAAAGCGCAGTATCCGGTTTTGGCGAATATCGAAGGCGGTAAAAATCCGTATCTGCTCGACGGTGAATCGTCAATTTCCAAGTATCAGGAGGATTACAAAGTCGCCGTTTTTTATGAAGTGTGGGACGGCATTAAAAAGGAAAAGTTCCTCCTCTGTGAGGGGTACAAGGGATTTGTAAAACCTCCGGCCCCGTGGCCGGATTATATGGACGAATACCCGCACTCGATGTTGTGGTACTACGAATGCCCCGACGAGGCGTATCCCCTTTCTCCGTTGGCTCCCCAGGAAGACTTGATAAAGGAAATTAATAAGTTAATGGCGCAAGCCCTTAACCATGTAAAACGGTGGAACCGTCAGGGCTTTTATCGGACGGACTCTATTTCAGAAGACAGCCTTGACCTTTACGAGCAGGGCGTCGACGGGGGGATGATCCCCGTCAATACTCCGGCCAGCCAGCCCATTTCCGACATATTGAAATTTGCGGATTACGGAAGCCTTCCGCCCGATATCTATAACCTCTTGGACCGTTTGCAGCAATTTTTGCGTCAGATGTCGGGGCAGCCGGAATTTGAACAAGGGGCTGTCACGAAAACGGGGACTCGGACGCTGGGGGAACTTGAACAAATCGCCACGGGGGCCAGGGGGCGCCTTAATAAGCGGATCGATATGCTGGAAACGCATATTGAGAATATCGCCCGGCATCATTTGGCGCACAGGCAGGCGTCTTTAGACCCCCTGTTGATTGCCAAGGTGGTGGACGAAACGCCGGAAACGGTTATCGAAGCGTTTAAAGACCAGTTTGATCCGGAAACGGGAATTATCAAATTCACGCCCGAAGATATTAAGGGGGAGTACGGCGTTGAAGTAAAGGCCGGATCGACTCTCCCGATGACTCGCGAGGTCCGGATTGCCACTCTGAAAGACACGTTGGAATATGCGGTGAAGTTGGCGGGACAGGGGCCTCTTCCGAATTGGATCAAAGTCATTATCACCGACCTCTTGCAAGACTATCAGCTGCCGCAACTGAAGGCGGCTTTTGAATCAGATCAGGCGGACGCGGAAGTCGCGGCGGCCCAGGACCAGCAGGCGGGAGACATCGATAAAGCCAAGACCGCCGCTGAAGCCGAGAAACGAAAAGCCCAGGCCGACAAGATTGACGCCGAGACGATGATGCTGGAAATGCAAATAGAAAATCCGTCTCTGATGGCTCCTTCCAACGGGAAGGCAAAATAATGCCTCTCGTTTACTCCGACGAAAAACAGAAGTACGTCATCGTTTGTTATTGCGGAGCGAAAGAGCCGGTTCGGTGGACTTCCACGTCGTCCTATGACGAAGAAGGCCGGAAAATCGAGTGGTGCGACACGTGTTCTTCGTCTTCGGGGTCCGGAGTGCCGGACGTTTATTGGGACGGGAAGCCCGAGACGAATTTAGTGGACGATCACGGCCAGCCCATGCAGTTCATTTCCAAGGGACATAAAGCCCGATGGTTGAAAGAAAAGGGTTTGAGTGAGGCGGGGGACAGGGTGAGGGGCGGGACGGCCTTTGACGGTGTTTTTGAAAAGAAAAGGCCGGACAAGGACAAGTCTCGGGAAGAAGTTCGCCAAGCGATCCGGATGGTTCGTGAAATGGGGAAAGACCGCCGACGTTCCGAGATTCAAAAACTTTTGAAGCAGAGATACGGATAAAAGGGAGGCATTTATGCCTGATTTAGAAACGGCGAGCGTCCCCGCAGAAGGCCAAACGTCGGCACCCCCGGAAACGGGACCCGAACAGACGCCCGAAGCGACCGCAGCGCCCGCATCCGGGGAAGCGAAGACAGGGCAAAGCGCAACCGGAGAAGTGTCTTTCATACCGAAAGACTTGGATTTAAATACTTTGCCTCCGGAGGTCCGCGCCAAGCTGGAAGAAGCCAACAGCCAGATGGTGAAGGGCTTTACAGAAAAGACGATGAAGCTCTCTGAAGAAAAGAAGCTCGCGGAGGGCCTCAAACAAAAGGCCGAATACTACGACCGGCTCATGGGCGACCAAAGGATTCGGGCGCTTTTAAGCGGGCAAAACGGCCAAGCCCAGGCGAAACAAGGCCAGACACAAAGGCCGACGGACGGTGAATGGGAACAGGCGAAACTCGACCCAGCAATGATTCCGGACTTAATCCGGCGCGAGAAAGCCCACGACGATCAAACGCGGCAGCAAGAGGCGTTGGTAAACGATGCCAGCGCCTTCGTGGACGAGTATATGAACGCGACGGGAGAAGACGGGAAATCGTTGAGGCCGGATTTCGGATCGTTGATTAAGATGGGTCCGGAAGGCGCGGAAGTGAATCTTGTCAACATCTTCTTGTCCCAAAATCCGATGTCGGCTAATGATCCGGCGCAATGGAATCAAGCCCTGACGGACGCTTACGAGAAGGCGAAGAAGTTTCATGACGCCATTTACTCGAAAGGCAAAAAGGAGGCTCTCGAAAGCGCAAAGAAACGCGCCAACGGGTCTTCCGAACTTCCGACGGGGATTGGCGGGGCGGCTTATACGGGTCCCGATCCGTCCACCGCGTCCGATTCTGACCTCATCGCCTTGGCTAAACGGGGAGTTCGCGTTCCCCGATAAAACCAGGAGGAAACTATGACTGCCCCCGCATTAGGTGGTTTTCTTAACACCAGCATGGACGAGACGCTTACGCTCTCGTTCGTCAACTTGCAGAAAAAGATTCACGACAATGTGTTCAAAATGACGAAAGTCCTTGAATACATGAAAAAGCGCAAGGTTCTTAAAAACGGCCCTGCGTTTTCGCATGGCTTGATGTATGGCAAAAACCAGGCCGGACGTTACAGCCGTTTCGGTCAGCTCGACGTGACGCCCGTTGACGGTTTGACCCGCGATCGGTGGGACATGAAGCAGTATTACGTTCCTATTTCCATCGATGGGTTTACCGAGAGAACGAACGCCGGTGAAGCCAAGCTGGAAGACGCGATTACCGAGAAACGGATGCAGAGCGAACTGACTCTGGCCGAGTATCTTGAAATCGACTTCTTTGCGACCACTTCCAATTCGGAAGGGTTCAACAGCTTGCCCGAAATCATTAAGGCGACGGGAACCGTTGGGAACGTCAACGGGACCACGACTTCGTGGTGGAGAGCGACGATTCAGGCCAATGCGGCAGGGTGGGCGGCTTCGGGTCGGAAGAATCTGACGACTCTTGGCAATACCATCGCGTCACTCAATCCGATGGGCGGGCCGGATATTTACATTTCCGACCAGACTTCCCTCGAATTGTTCTTGGACAGCACCACCGCCCAGGAACGGTACACGGGCGGCGCTCCTTCCAACGTGGGGACTTCCGGCGATCCGACGTTCCGTAATACGCCGTGGATTTGGTCTACCCAGGCGACCGCGAACACGATCTATGCCTTGAATGATAAGGCGATTGAGTTCGTCGTTGACAAAAACACGGACTTTATCACCACGGAGTTCGTGAAACCCGTCAACCAGGACGCGAAGGCTGGTCAGCTTCTTGTAATGGCCTGCTTGGCGACCCCAAACCGCCGCAAGCTCGGCTTGATGACGGTCGGAAGCTAAAGGAGGACACAATGGCGTTTGCTTCTACTGTTCTTAGAAACGGCGTAAGCGGCGAATGGAAAACGTTGTGGGGTACGTGGACGGGGACCGCAGGAGATTCTAACGGTTCCTTTGATACCGGCGGTTCTTTTGTGAAAGATGCGAAGTTCTTTCCAAATGTAACTTCTGGTCCGTCCATGCCCGTCGCCGTTTCCGGACTCGGCACCGAAGGTTCTGGAACTGTGACGGTTTACAATCACGAAACCGTTACGGTTGGCACTTTCGAGGTTGTTTATAAATAACCTCGTTTGACGTTTTGGTGGATTTAAAAGGGAGTCTCCAAAAACAATACACGCCTTGATTTGCCCAGGCCCGGAGCCGAAAGGCCAAGGAACAGCGATCAAGCGTTAAGGAGACACAAAAATGCAAATTCAACAGATCAATCAGTCCGATGCCGAACGCGTTCTCATTAGCGTCAAGAATGTGGACGGCGGCGGTTCTATCACCACGGGGATGGGCGTTTGTCTCGTCCAAGCCGCCGCGTCTGCGGACGGTATTTCTTCTGTTCGCGCGACGAAGGCGCTCTCTCGCGGGTTCGTTGGCGTTTCAAAAGGAGATATCGCCATTAACGGGTTTGGATTGGTAACGGCGTTCGGCCATGCGGCCTCCGTTCTCATTTCCCAGTCCGTCGGTTCTTGGACGATCACCTCCGGAGATTGCTTGCAAACGGGCGGAACGGGCGCTTTTACCAGCGTCTTGCTCTTGGAGAACTTGTCCACGATGTGTTTCCGCTATGTCATTCAGGCGGGCTCGGTGTCGGATACAATCTCGAATCCCTTGCAGTACGTTTCCGGGATTGTGAGGGCGATCTAACGATGATGGACGGGCTTCGGCTGTTGGCAAGGAAATGGCTAATCCCGAAGCCCGTCACTCATTTTTGTGGAAAAGAATTATATCGATGTCAGACGGACCAGCAAATCATCGTTGAACATCGATGTCCATCTAAAGACGGGTATGCGGTTCCGCATGAATGCTGTTTTGAAGTTCATGCCGGGCATTATATGAAAAGTCCTGTTGCACTCACGCTAAGGGAGCGGGTTTTATTATGGATGAAAATAATCAGTTAGAGCGGAAGGTCGTAAAGGTGGTTATTGCCATTCCCAACGAAGGAGTGACGCAATGGCAGGCTTACGATAATCATAGCCTGTTGATGCTTCATTTGGGGGCGATCCAAGAACGGTCTAAACACGAACCCGTCACGAAAGACGGGTCTATTTTTGAATTTTATCATTTTACCGCCGGGAGATTATTGACGCCGGTGGCAAGGGAATCACTGGCGGATCATGCTCTGGCGCAGGGGATGGACTACATGCTCATGATCGATGATGACATGCTCGTCCCATTGGATTTGTTTGAAAAGCTTTATGACCACGATGTCGAGATTGTGGCTCCGTTGGCATTTACCAGGAATTCGCCGCATCTCCCGGTTATTTATCGATGCGAAAAGGGGTGGGACCCCGTGGTGAAATGCGATTACTTTATCAACCATTTTGCCAGGAATTACCCCAAAAATCAGCTTGTTCAGTGTGATGCCGTTGGGTTTGGGGCTGTCCTTATAAAGATGGACGTGATTAAAAGGATGCCAAAACCCTATTTCATGTCGACGTGTGGAACGGGTGAGGATATTTTGTTTTGCTACAACGCCCAACAAAAGGCGGGAGCCAAAATTCACATGGATACGGCAACGAAGCTTGGGCATTTAAGCCATCCGACCGTTATTGATGAGGCGTACGCGGAATATTTCTGGAAGAACGTTGAAAAGAAGGATGTTGAAAAAGAATATACCGTCATGAACAAATACGACAATGCCGCCGCTGTTGCCTGAAATTCCCGATCTCCATATTTTCTTCTTAACCGTTGGGGAAAATGTGGCGATTGAAAGCCTAAGGGCTCTCAAGCCGGATGTTTTCGGAACGTCAAGACGGATATTGATTTTATCGTGAATTCAAAAGAATTTATGCCGGACGGCATACTTCTTTTCTCGCGCGATGCGATCAATAACATCGGCGGGGTGTGTGCGCAGTTTAAGGGGATGGGGATGGAATACCTGGAATGGCTTGAACGGGCGCGGCACCACGGCTGGAATCTTGTTACATGCCAGGGGGTTATGGACGAAATCGGAACGATGCACGACGGACGTTCCATGAATCCGAAAGTTAAAGAAGAAATACAAAAATCAATTGATACATACCTGCCGATTCTTGACGGGAAATACAAGGATTTTGTTTGGTGGAAATCTGGCGAAGAAAAAGGGAGAACACAATGTTTGACAATGTAGAAGAACATCCGGTCGACATTATCATTCCGACCTGGAACAACTTGGACATGCTGACGCAATGCGTTACGTCCATTTGTTGTCACACGCAGTCTCGCGGTCTTATGCGGATTATTGTCGTCAATAATGGCGATTCCGAGGGCGAAAAGTCTATGCAAAAGCACCCTCTTATCCGCTGGTACAACACAGGTAAAAATCTTGGATGGGAGGGTGGATTAAAGTTCGGCCTTGAACGGTCTAAGGCCCCATTCGTGATGTTCATGAATGACGACACGTACATTCCCTATTCTTCGAGTCTTTGGCTGACTCGTCTTATTCAAGAATTCCGCGATGACTCCATTGGGATTGTCGGCCCAAGCACTAATGTGTGTGCAGGGAGACAAAACATATTTTTGAATTCTTATGCAGGCCCCCATGTCTTTGAAGTCCCGTTCCTTATTTTCTTTTGCGCTCTCATGCGGCGAAAGACGCTGGATGAGGTCGGAGGAGTGGACGACACGCTTCCGGGTGGCGATGATTTTGACCTGTCTATCCGAATGAGGAAGGCCGGGAAAAAGTTATTGGTTTGCATGGATTCTTTTGTCTATCATCACGGGTTTCAGACGGGGACGCGCGTTCACGGAACGCCTGATAAACCGGGTGGATGGAATTCCGTTGAAATGCAAGAGCGAACCAATCACGCGCTTATCCGCAAACACGGATTTTCCGAGTTCATGAAAACGCACAATTACAACAGCGTTTCCCATGACAAATCCGTTCCCTCGCGTGAAAACGAAACGGATGTTGTTAAAAAGCTTATTAAACCGGGAATTGTCGTTGAGCTGGGATGCGGAAATACAAAAACGGTTGAAAATGCTATCGGCGTGGACATTGTTCCGAAGGGATTTGAAATTCCGACTCTTGAAAATAAGCCGTCCGTTGCGGATGTGACCGCCGATGTAACGCAGCCGCTTCCTTTCGAGGATGGGTACGCCGACACGATTATTGCCCGTCACATACTAGAGCATTGCATGGACCCTGTCACGGTAATGAAACAATGGGCCGCCAAGGTTAAAGAAGACGGGGTTTTGATTATCACGGTTCCGGATGAAAATTTAGGAATGACAATTCCGATGAATCCGCAGCATAAACACGCTTTTATTCCTGAGTCACTAAAGGCAATTGCCGAGCTGGTCGGGTTAAAGCAGGTTGAGATGAGGAACGATTACAACGGCGTTTCCTTCACTACTTTATTTAAGAAGAATGGGGTTTCCTTTGCTTCAAGATATTGAAATTCTACACAACGGGGGTATATGTGTCAAGACTTCGTATTGCTAATTACTACGAAAACAGGTTAGGCAGGAACGACGGAAACCCTTTATATATGTGGAACGCCTTTAAAAACTTCCACAAGGACATCGAATCGGGTCACCTTCTACCGACGGGAAATATTGATGGATTCGGAACGTGGGACTTACATTTTGAGGCCGATTGGGGAGAGGACGCACTAGCGGGTATTCTGCCTTATACGTCCATTGACATCCCAAAACCAAGCGCGTTTTGGCATTCCGACACCCACCTGGGGTATGACTGGCGTCTGGCAAAGGCGAAGAAGACGGACTTTAATTTTGTTTGTCAAAAAAGGGCGGTTGAAGAATTTAAGCGTGACGGAATTCCAAACCCGATCTGGATGCCTCATGCAGTCGAGCCGATGGCGTATCCGCATATCCCTTGTATTAAAAAATACGATTTAGGGTTTGTTGGTCACATCAACAGTCAGAACAGGATCGACGCCCTGGACCGGATGTTTAAAGAATTTCCAAATTTCTTTTGGGGAAAAAGGCTTTTTGAGGAAGCGGCTGAGAAATATTGTCAATCCAAGGTCGTTTTTAATATCAGCATCGAGGACGATATTAATATGCGGACCTTTGAAGCGCTTTCAACGAAATCTTTTCTTTTGACAAACTGGATACCGACCCTTGAGGAGCTTTTCACGGACGGGGTTCACCTCGTCACATACAAAACTCTGGACGAGGCCGTGGACAAGGCGAAATACTACATCGCTCACGACGAAGAACGTGAAAAGATTGCGGAGGCTGGTTTTAATGAGGTCCGGTCAAAACACACGTTTAAGCATCGTGTGGAACAGGTTTTAAAAGAGACTGGGTTGCTGGAAAAACTCAAATGATTAGACGGTGGAGAGAGGGTTTACTCCCTTCCCTCCTCCGCCGTACTTTTGAAAAAGGGAGAAAATTTAAACAGGGAGGAAAAAAATGCAAATAGTCAAGCTAGTAGAGAACGGGAAACAAGACAGGATGATTGGGTTTGATGAGCTTCCGGCGAAGCTTTTGAAGGACCTTAAAAAGGACCCCTTGACCCGATACCCGCGCGGGTGGGAGAAACACGCCGATTCTACTTATGAGCTTTTCTTTAAGGATATAAACCGGGATATTGAACGGTGGGCGGAAATTGCGTCATTTTGTCGCCGGACGGTTGATCCTTCGTTCCGCCTCATGGATAAATTGGAGGACATGGCCGTTGCCGTGGCGAACAACCAGACGGAGGACATCAGGATATATCCCGACCATCTCAAAATTATTCCGATCCCGTTGACGCACCGGGATAAATTGCAGTTGCCCGCTGAAACGAAACCAATCGAAACGGAAACAGTGGCCCAAAAACATACCTGCGAAAACAAGGGGCGTGGTGGGAGATTAGAAACGGAAGGAAAATGTGGCCGCTGCGATGAACTTCGGGCAAGGAAACCCGTGGAG